AGATACGTGCATGATCTGTGCATACTTACGTGCTGTAAGTACGATTTCGTCTAGAGTTGCTGTTGCTTCTCCAATTGTTGCACCTTCTGCAACAACTGCTGGAGCGTCAGTCTTGAAACGAGGCACAGTCTTTGTACGTGATGCCATGGCTTCACGACGAGCAAATGACTCAACTGCTGAATTGGCAAGTGCTGCCTGGATTACAGTTGAACCCATCTCTTCGAGAATATAACCATTGGCTTCGGTGAAATCTGTACGTGCCATTATTTATTTTCTCCTATTTAGATTGATTTTGAGTTTAGAAAAAGTATTAAATCGTCCAATTTATACCAAATGTAAACCCAATCGTCCAACTGGAGTTTACCTGTATATATTTTAGCAGATTTTTACTTCCCAAGCAACATTCTTGCTTGTCTTTCTGATACCGAAAGCTTGGCATTTACAACATTTGCATCTGCCGAATCAGCTTTTCCACCTACCAGTAGTTTTGGATCAAATAGTTCTGGGAAATCTTGCTTAAGACCAGTAATCTGATCATTCAGTCCAGTAATGTTGAATTCCGAATCGAAATCCAATTTATTGAAATCTATATATTTGAGTATTCTGTCCGAATTAGTCAAATTTAGCTCTGCAATACTTCTCTTTACCTGATCTCTTAGCAATCTGCCAGAGTATTCAGCTATTTTTTGATCCTTTGAATTTAAGGATTCCTCCAAGGCCTCTTTTTCTTCTCTAAAACGCTTGGCATCAGCCTTTGCACGGTCTAGAGCATCCAAGACAGCCTTGGGGTCCTTAATTTCTGGTGTTTCGTTATTTAATTGTTCTTGTGTTTCTGTGTTTTCCAATTGATCGTCCAATCTCTTAGATATTTACACCTTCTGAGCGTAAGATATTTGTAGTGTTCATTCCTTGTTGTGTTAGGGCTGTTGAATCTGCTTCCGATGCAATTTTTCTTGCAATTTCAAGATCATAACCCATTTCTACAAGTGTTTGTTCTAGAGATACGCCAACTAAACGCTTCTTAATAGCTACTTCCCATGCATCCAAGCTGTCCATAGTTTCTACGAACTCCCATGAAACTTCTACATCTGTGTTTATGCCATCGATCTTGAGCATAAATCTGAATAGATCTCTCCATGTGCTTCCGAATGCGTATTGACGGTCTTCGACCTTCTTGAGTAGTGGGCCTTCAGCAGTTCTTAACGCCTCTCCACTTGGTATATTACCAGTCTTTTCAAAATAATGCAAAGGTGTGCTTGTTAGCGATGCCATTGCACGAATGAAATCCTTAATTGGTTCTGTAAATGTCTTTGGATCTGCTGGAGCAAATTGTCCAACTGAATTGACACCCTTTAGATACCATAGCTCTCCTGGACCATTTTGTAGGGCTCCAAGATTGTCTCTTGATGTTGAATCCTCGTTAAAGTCTTCAAATTCCGCATCATTTCCACCAGATGATAGGGCATAACGCTGTGGTGCACCCTGATAATCAACTGTGTACATATGGGTAGCAATAAGTTTATTAATTGCATCCTGTGGACCAATAGCATCAGCATGTTCTGGTCTTCCGTATTGCTTTGTTGTGCGGAAATGGAATACAGGTATTTCATTCCATGGATTTGGAACAACTTCAACTGGCATGAAGTTTGATCCTGCTGATAGATTATCTAATTCACCAAACATTGAGTATTTCTCAATTCTGTCTGCGTAATATAGATTTAAATTAATTACTTTCTGTCCAGATGCATTTACTGACTGCCACAGCTTTGAAGCAAATGACTTCTTGCGTGGATTCTCTGGATCATAAATAATTGCTGTTGTCAATGGTGAGTTGTAATTAATTGTGATTGTGCCATCTTCTTCTGGCCAAACAATTGCATAGCAGTCTCCATAGACTAATGCTTTTCTGTGAATTTCTTCTGCATCAAGCTTGAGATCGTTTTGTTCCCAATATTGATTAATTTTTTGATTAGCCTCTTCTGTAGGGGCTGTTACTGAAGCTATTTCAAGTCTATTTAATACAGAATCGATTACTGTGCGAACAAAGTTAAACTGATAGTCAACTTTATCCTTCTTAAATAGGCGATTCCAGCGACGACTTGCAAAAATCTCGTCTTCGTTACCTTCGTAATATGCTTCAGCCTTCTTATAATCTTCCCGTCTCTCAATAATGAGATCCAGGGCAGTTTTAATGTCTGACATTTTATCTCCTTGTGTAATTTATTTGTCTTGCACCAACTTTTATTGCCTTGTTATCCAAGAAGTAAAGTACTCCTGATACTACGGCATCGAGAACGTCGTCATGGCTAACCTTTGGGAAAGACCACATTTGTTCTTCCAACGCAGCAAAATGAGCATTGTGTCGTACTTTACCTTGCTGATAAAAGTTTAACGCTTTGCCTGCTCGTATTTGTTTTGATATCTTTTGATGCTTTGATCTATATCTAATTGGGATGTTTTTAAATACATCCTTCCAAAGATCTCCACCCTGGTTGGTTTCAACGTAGAGAACCCCAGCATCATACATTTCTACCAAATTAGCTACTCTAGCAGCCAATTCAGAAGGAGATACCTTTAACTGTAGTGCTTCACGGACGTAAATTACTTCCTGCCCTATAGCATCAGTACCTCTTGACAATACAGCCACACCTGTATAGTCAGAAACTTTATTTTTTGTTACCGCAGGGTCAACAGAAACGATTGTGTTTCCATATTCCTCTGCATCTTGTATAATTATATCTTCATTCGTCCAAAATGTCCCATCAGTGTTGATAGGTTTGTTCATGTAGTTCTTTGCAAAGTCTCTCATGTGGCGTTGTGACTCAAGCCATTCCATAGGCCCCTTCTCTGGCCACACGGATCTTTCTGTGCCATCTTCATTTGTCATAATAGCTGGATAATAGTGAACTCTTACATTCTGGTCATCAATCCAAGATAGGTCTTGGTCCCGTTGCCCTTCAGCATGTTTACGGAATTGATCCATAACTGAGTTAGGCATAGTAGTCGTACCCACAAAAATCATACTGGCATAAATGTTCATAGGGGCTATATCATCGAAGACGGTGTTTTTTTGTTGTCCTGCCTGATATTCTGAGTAATTCTTCTCACCCTTTTCGATATCATCAAGAATAATGAGGTCAGGGCGTTGTCCAAAGACCTTTTTACCCAATGAGTTAGTATCAATACCATTAGCATCAAAGATAAAATCATTTGATTGAACAATACGCCAAGCATTTGATGCAAGGGAACGCCCAGTTGAAGCGACAATTTTAGGTGTGCATAATTCAGGATAATCTTCTTTGAGATATTCATTTGTCTCCAATTCATTTTTAAATGTCAGCAAATGAGTCTCAGCCTGAGAAGCTGCATCAGAAAATGCTGCTACGAATTTAATATGTCCATGGGCGGCAGCCCATAAAGGTAATATAAGAAATATCCAAGTAGACTTACCACATTCTCTTGGTGCTATAAATGCATCTCTATATTGTTTAGGTTTTGTAGGTTTATTGATCCAAGATTCACCAAATTTAGCCAAGTCCACATGAAATTCAGATAGTGTTATTTGGCCTTCAGCGTTCTTTAGGTGATGTGGTAAATATAGTAAAGCAAATAACATAGGGTCATACTTAGTAAGCTCTCTACGGCCTTCTGGAAGGCTTAAAAGGGCTACTGGTAGGTTCTCTAGATATTGCTTAATATCCATTACTTATTTTCTTTTTCCCTAGCCTCTGCAGCATATACAGCACGTTGCTGTTGAATTGCTGATTCTCTAGTTTTATGACATCCAAGAATTCTGCCTGATTTTGAAACTACTGCAAAGCCAGATTTGCATTCTGGGTGATTTTTAACTATATCGTATGGCATGTGTCCTCCAATTTGATTTTTACTGTAGAAATTTTTTTAACATAGCAAAAATATTTTTTTATAAATATCCTTAATACTGGGTGGTAGTATCCTGAGAATATTCTGTGGATATATTAGTAACTATATTATTTTTCTTCATCTCGTTCTTCATTTTGGCTTCATTTATTAAATCATGAATAGCTAGATCTGTGCCATCTTTAGAACGATTCTCGTTAATATTAGTAGATTTGCCTTCAATTAGATTAATTGTTTGTATAGCCTTATGTATAGCATTAGATAGCTTATTTATATCATCTGCAAGAAGAGTATCATCTTCCATTAGTTTTTCCACCGCCCTGTCTATAACAGCCTGGGCGGAGATAACCTTCTCCTTATCAGAATAGAATACACCTATATTTCTAGCCATTTGCTTTAAACTGTCAATATCTGGTAAATCTATATTTCTTTGTTTAAACCATTTAGATGCTGTGTGATATGAACCAGGATAATTAAGATATCTCATAGCTGGAGATATACCCATTTCCTGTGCAATGTCGATAAATTGACTTATCTGTTCATCTGTATATTGACTATATCCCATAATTAACCCCTTGACAGCCTATTTTTAATATGATATAGGCTAAATTTCATTACGATGCACACGTTTCTGTCACTTCCTATATAAAATGAAGATATTTGAGATATTTGGGCTATTTGGCTCATGAATTATCCCAAGCACATTCATCTAATAATTGCTTTAATCCATCACTTGGTTCAAAGCCTACTATTATATGATTCTCATTATGATTATCATAGGCTACTAATATAATCTCTATGGTTCCGCCCGAATATCTTACTCTAGCATATGGAAGGATCTTAGGCATTATAGATGGACCATAGACCTTTGTATATAACTCTTGATCATCCATTTTTCACCTTCCGCCGCCTAGTTTGTGCAACATATCAATTATACAGTATTTGCCATTATAAAGCCAATAGAAAGAGGGAGTATCCAGGATATGCCAAACTAGATACTCCCCCACTGTCTCACAAAATGACCAACTGAGATTAGGAGTGTGAGACCCTCTAAAGACCCAGACAGAGGTGAAATGTCTTGGGTACACCTATATTATACAATATTCAAATTCTCAATGCCAATTGGCTTCCTACCTTTTATGGCACAAGATAGATGGATTACACCTATTTTCTTACCATACCACATTGCTTCCGTCCCAGGTTTCATAGGCTCACAACAGGCTCTACAAAAGTCAGGAAACCTTAGCTTTATTACCCTTACGATCTTTTCGCTTGTGGACATATCCTACTCTCTTTTTATGTATTTCGTATGATCCTGGAATATGGGCAATAGTAGCATCATATAGCATTTGCCAGCATACCCCACAGATATATTTATAACCCTTAATTAGTATTCTACCCTCAAGATAGACATTAGTATCATATTCTACAAAGGATGATACTGGGGCATTCTGATTACATCTAAGGCATTGGGATAACTCTTCTTTTGTCTCCGCCGCCTTTTGTAGCATCTTGCGTCTTAGCTCAGTCATTCTATTTTTAGCATATCTTTCTCTCTCATATTCAGAACGGCAAGGTCTGCATTCTGGAATAATTTTACCTTTGGTCATATAAAAATTCTCTGCAGTAGCTTCTAATAATGCTCTACATGTTCTGCAAGTAACATTGCCATTTTCATCTGGCTCTGAACTTACTCTACTTTTCTTGCCAGTTGTCTTTCTTATTTTCCAACATTCCTTGCAATATGAATAAAAGTATTTGGCACCAGTCTTATAAAAATAATTGTTATTTTCAGGATATGCTTGATTACAATCAACGCAAGTCCTCAACCCATCCAATGCTTTCTGTTTTCGTGCCATTACAATATATACAATTCACATATTTCTCATTAGCGAGGATTATATAGTCAAAACAATCCCTACACCAATATATCTCAGACCTTTTGACCTGCATCCTGGACTACCTTCAAAGCGTCTTCCAACTCTTTAATTCTCACCTGAATATAATATGATTCTTTCTTCAAGGAGTTGATCTCTACTTCTATATTCTTAATTAAGTTATTCATTAGCATATCTCTTTCTGTTAGTAATTAGGTCTGTACCAGACCTGCTATATCTATTATATATTAATTTGTTTTCTAATGTCAAGGACTATCTCTTGTAGCAGTTATCTTTTAATCTTTTCTAACTCCGCCTCTGGCGGAGTTGCAACCCCGTAGGGGTTGCTGTATAATTACCAAGAAGAATGTTCAGGTACTGAACTATATATCTTATATATTATCTATATCCCTAATCCCTTGTACTATTATGCTTGAACTTATTTTCAATGTCAAATCGGACATAACGGACATCCCCCCCGTAAATGACTAAAGAAATGTAATAAATGACTAAAGAAATGAGCATAAAGACTAAAGAAAACGCATGTTTTCTCACAGACAATTCTCAGGAAATTGTTATCAAATTGTTATAAACTATCTCATATATTGAGACTAATTTCTAAACATATTAACGCCAACACCATCACCTGCAAAGGAATTATCCCATGCTTCAAGTAATTGTTCAGCACATTCTTCTATAATTATGCTTATAGCATTGAACTTATCTTCATCTAATTGTTCTTGTAGATATGCTATAAAGTCTTCAGGAGTATATTCTTCTCCTCTTTCAATACAATAGTCTGTCGCCGCCTCAAGAAAATCTCCAGACAGAATTGCTTCTTGTCCAGGATTACCAGCTTTGTATATTTGTTCTTCTAGTATAGGTGGAAATTCGCCTTCCCACCACTCTTGATCAAAGTATCCTTCACCGCCACCTCTGCGTCTGTATCCAATACCCCTAGAAGGCCCAAAACCGCCCTTTAGAGCCCTCAAACCTAGTCGGACTATCATGTATGCCCTACTTGTCTAAAAGATGCTTATAAATGTCATCTATGCGATTTTCTAATTTGTCAATTTTATCTTTGACACTGGAACCATGATTAGGCTTAAGCTCAACTAAATATTCTTTAGTTATCCTCTTAATTCTATATTCCATTAAGCCAAGCAAGACAAAGAAAGAGGCAATCGCACTAAGCGTTTCCATCAACAATTTCAACTCCTGCGCCAGTTTTTACTTTATAACCCTCTACTAGGCCAAAGGCGTTGAGCATTGGTTCATTTGTATTAACTGTCCAAATATAATTAAACATAACTGGTGAGTCATGTCTATCTTTTAGATTGCGGATCTGATATCCCTTGTTTATAGGAGCATTTGAAGATATAACTAATCTAGTAGTATTATCAGTAACTACATTTACATTTACAGTTTCTTTAAATGCGTAGGTACGCACAACATTCTGACCTACCACTTCATCAGTATAGTCCCAAATGTCTGCTGTAAATCTCTTCTTATCAAATGCTCTTAGCTTCATATTAGATATTTCTCCACTTTATGAATGGTTCGGTCTGGAATATTCTGCCAGTACGAACGCTTCTAGCACGTTTGAAAGACAATCCTCTGCAAGCAATTACTGCAAGCGGAGCAATGTATGGAGCCATGCCATCCTGGAATGACACCACAGATTCGCCTTGACCAGTAGTTCTTAAAGCTACCTGCTCAAAGACAATATCCTCATTATCCTGCATATAAACTGCCTGATATGCTGTAGCTTTTGCAAGCATAGCCTTATCGTTTGGATCGTCCACTTGTGCTTCTACACGGCCAATGTATGTCTCAATAATTGACTGTGCTCTATTTAGCAGGGCTAGGTCAACATCTCTATCAGTAATAGTTTTAGTTTGTTGTACAGATGTAAACATTAGTTATTCACCCTCCCAAATTCTCTAACTTTAATATTATGTACGGTGGTAAAGTCTCTTGCTGTGCTTGATACCAGCTTGACCTGCAGTACATATTCTCCTGACCTTTCAAAAACGGATCTCGTTGTAGGCCAAGTAAATAATATTCTTCCCAATTGTTTATTTACAAATACAATCGTAGACCCGCTCAAATCAATTTCATTATTATATTCATCAAGCATTTCTACAGATACAGATGTATATTGACTAAGATCTTTGTCTGTGCCATATGCATCTTTTACTGTAATAGACAACGGAGAAGACGGTATTTGATCTACCCAATATTGGCTAATCATTAGTATGTATCCTCCTTAATAAACACTTCTACCATTGGTAATTCGTGGAGGGTAACAACCACTTGTTCTCCGCCAGCGAATGTTATGGAGTTTGCAGCCAATGTAGCACTTGCAGTCATTACTGCAGCATTTACACGCCTGCTGTATCCATTTATCAATGCTGTTGCAGTTAATGGAAGTGTAATTATATTTGCATCAACTGCATTTACCTCATCAGGCTCTACAATATCTGCGTTAGATATCATAGCTGCTGCTGAGACAACTCTATCTCTATTTATATTTAGCGCTGGGTTAACCATCAAGATTTCTGCAGTAAAGGCTTGTGGTCTAACTGTCTTATCGCTTGGATTTATTTCTGGTCTATCTGCAAGCCAGTAGATTGCTCTTTCCAAGAGCGATGGAGCCCAGACATTTACTGTTGGGTATTGCTCTTCTACAATTATAGAGAACAATTGTGATCCACTGTAAGAAACTGTATATGGATTACCTGCAGCATCAAGAATTGTTGTGGTTCTTTGGCCTGCTCTTGCCTGTACTTGTCCTGGTGTAACTGTAACTTGATCTGCACCAGCACCAACTTGTGTACCAGTTGTAGATAATCTAAATCCAGAATATTGCCATGCGCTATTATCTGGAATTATTGGATTGTTAGGGTCTCCATTTGTTGTTTGGAATGTAGCCATATTTGCATAACTTGTGTCAATCCATTCAGCACATCCAACATAAATCTTACCGCCAAGAGTCCTACCCTTGACATTTGTTCCTGGATTTACTACAATTGCTGCTGCATAATCAGCATATGGATTTGCTCTTTCTGTAGCCTGATCCCAATATGTAGTACCCATCTTTGCAATAATTGTTCCTGCTTTTACAGAATTTGGCGGGAAAGCAATAATAGGTTGTTTTGCTGGAACTCTATTATATACATTTCCACCTTCTCCAAATGATTCATTAGGTGAAATCTGACGATTAATAATTGGCATAGAATCACCAATAATTAAACCAGTATTTCTAGTATCTTTATACTTATAAGATGTTCTTTCAATCTGCAAAGGATCTCCAGGAATAAAGTTTGTTACTTCCTGTAGCATCCATGTATTTGGAATATCTGTTAATCCTGCCTGTGTAGCAGTAATTCGTAATCTGTTATTACCGTGGGTATCCCACCATCCTGAGCCGCCACCAATTTGTGGAAGGGAGCCAAGATCGTTCTGTAAATTTATCTGCTGTGATCTTGGATCAAATATACCAGAATTTTGTCTGGTTTGTGCTCCAGTATAAACCTGATCATAGAATGGATTCATATATTCTACATCATCAACAATTCCCAAATCTACCGCTAATCTTGGGTTTGTTACAAGCAGAGATGTGCCATATGTATCTACAATTTCACGGACTTGATCAACAAAGTTTTCAAGTCTCTTTAAATTGCCTTGATAATTGCCATCATCATATCCTGAAAGCAAATTGCTTACGTCGTTTGAATCTAATGGATATCCATTAATTTGAATAATGTCATATCTAGCAATATTAGGAATTGTGCGTGGGTCTAACATTACCACATCATCTGTAACTGGATCTCTTAATGGAGCGCCAGTTGCTGGTATTTGCCCAATAGATGTTTTTTGTGGATTAATAGTTTGTCTATTAACCCAGTATTCCCAAACATCAAATGCATCTGGATCAAATCCTCCAGCTTGATGTGTTACTTCTAGATTTTCATCAAATACGCCATTTCTAGTATATGAAGCAAATGATAGTATTAAAGCTTTTGGTTTATTGCCAGATACAACTGGTTCTGGCATTATAGCCGTAGCAGTAACTGTTGGGAATGGCTTAAGATCAATATCAAGAGCACGATAATATAGTTGCTCTATCTGATATTCTGTTAATGTTGTATTTGGACGGAATACATATTCCATTATCTCGCCAGCAAAATATGGTGTTTCTTCTAGATTACCTGGTATATAACTAATTGTGTTATATGCAAACAATCTTGTTGGAACGCCGTCGCCAGCAATAAAG